TCTGGATCGGATCTTAGTGCCAAATTTGACACTGCTAATATGGCATTTATACGCACCAAAATAAAATCATAGTTTCGCTCTGCTGCGCCTTGATATACTGAATTTTTAATTGGATAAATTGGCCTTGCAAGGAATGATCTTATTTCATCAGCTGACTCATCTACCGCCTTTTGTTTTAGTGTTGCCCAATCCTCACTTTCTTCCCAATTGCGTGAGTTCATATCTGCAACACTACTGCCGCCAATGTATACATCTAAACGATCACTGGCCGCTTGGTATGTCCATTCATTCATCGCATTGGGAGTATCTGAAACGTAAGTTTGTTCTGCGCCATCCATGTACAATTGGGAGCAAAATCCGGAGTTGTGAAGAAAATATAGGCTGCTGGTTCCAGAGTCTACAAAATTATTTGGCAGCACTCGCTTGCGGTCAAACACTGATACATCTGCGATTGCTTGCAGATCGGTGGTGATATTACAATATGATTCTTTTAAACTACTCATGCGTGTGCTATCTCTACTTTATTGGGTAATATGGTGACATTTGGAACTTTAACTGATAAAATAATTGTAATCATTACGGTCATTACTGCGTACATGTCTTTACTGGGATCGCCTAGCTCTTTTGCAAGATCTTTAAGTTCTTCCATCGCTAAGATAAGTTCATTTATTTGCTGGCTATCATCCATCGATTTGCATACTTCTGCGAACCCAGCCGTAGTAGTACTTTTCTAAGGTTGGATTTTTCGCAATTAATTTAGAGTAATGTAAAATTCTATATGCGCGAAGTCTCATCAGCGATATGCGTTTGCTTGCGCGAATAGTCTGAGGGCCTATTCTACCATCGACACTAATCTTATCACCTCGACTTGCATTCACTGTCTGCTGCAAGATTTTAACTGCGCGACCTTGGCCCATGTTAACGGCCATATCAAAATAATCTAGGCGCAACTCAGCTGGTAACTTTTCTGCTTTGCTAGGTGTCCAGAAATGACGTTTATATATATCGATCGCATCTTCTTCAGATAGATTTTCTATATCATACTGAGCGAAAGTCTTTTTGCTGATACCGTACTTAGTAACCCCACCGGGATCATCCTTGTCTCTGGTTATCTTTGCGCCCCCCTCGTGCTTGAGAACTATTTTAACACACTGAGAAAATTTCACCACTTTACTCGATTCGCCCAATAAGCTGCGCTGCTTGGGCCTTTTGCTATTTTGCGTTTAAAGCGACTTTTAAACGATTTGCGTTTAGCTTTCATCCTTGCGGACTCACCTTTTTTAGGTTTGCCAGCAGTTTTTGCGCCTTGCTGGCCAAAGCGAATCAACTTATAACTGCTGCCAAAATGCGCCATCACTACATGGCTTTTACTTTTATGGCGTGGAGTCCGCTTTGGTTTATTTACGCCGCGCAAATTAAGACGTTTAATCGTTGCTTTTACGCGTTTCGGTATAGCTTTGCCGTGCGGCATCAATCAGCTTCCATATCCAAAGCTTCAGCCAACTCATCTGTAACCATATCAACAATTTTTTTAGCTAAAACTTTCTGCTCTGGATCTCCAAAGCCGGGGTAGTCTGGCACTGCTATAGCAACTGCGCTGGCTATTTTTTCTTCAAATGCGTCGCTTTGCAATCGTTTTACTTGCGCTTCGACCACTTCTTTAAACAGGCTTTTCAGCCATCTTAATACTTTCTTACCCATTATTTCCTTTTCCTTATCTTTTTGGTTTTTCCAGATGCTGTTCTGGCGTATCTAAACTTTTTAGTTTCGCGAATCAAAGTGCCATAATAGCGCTTTCCGCCGTACATCCAACTAACTCTTTTTGGCATTATTATCTCTTTTTTACTTTTTTAACTTTTTTCATTGTCTTTTTTTTCTTTGGTCGGCCCTTTTTAGAACCGTAAGTACCTTTACCGTATGGCATTTATTTACTCCTTTGTATTAGTGTTTTAATTTCCGCGAGATCTCGCTTGATGTACTCAAATTGCACATCAACAACAGCTTGATCTGCTTTTGCTTGTAAATCTTGTTCTATTTGCGCCGTTTTTTCTTCCATTGTTCCCCAGCCTAGCGCTAATGAAAAACCTAGCATTGCAATTGTGATTATATTGCCAATACTGATTCCGCCTTGAATCTTCATCTTGCACCATGCCCATTAATTCGCCCTTTTAAAAATGCCAAATCATCAGATAATTCGCGCCAAAAATCTTCACGCTTTTCATCAGACCTATTCATGCGATCTACTAACTTGATGTTTATTTGCATACTGTTACTGATCTCAGATTCCATTTTGCTAATGGATTGCTTTATTTCTTCAAGATCTTCACTTTGCGCCTTATTAATTTGAATTAGATTATATATCGTAAAGCCAAAAAGAATAAATACGAATCCAGCTGCGCCAAGCTGTATATAAATATCTGCTAGTTCAGTGACCACTATTTATCACCCTTTCTTTTTAGCCTTTGATACCATTTTAACTCTTCTTGCATTACTTCTATTTCGGCTTGATGTTTTTGCTCAAGCGCAATAACTCTAGATTTAAGTTCAGTAATGTTGTATTCATTTGCGCGAATGGAATTTTGTAATGACATCCACGCTCCAATAACCGCAGCTGCGCCAGCGACCAGATGGAACAAAAAACGTAAATTGACATGCAAAGACATATTATCGCTAATTTTTTCCATGTGGTATGAACGGTAAGTTTTATTATCATTTATATTGTTAACCATACTAAAAACCATAATAGCGCAATTACTGCGCAAATTGATAAAACAATAATATCATATTTACTTTCTAGTAGTCTTTCTAACATGTTCATATTGCTCGTGATAATAACAGTAGTTTAATGAGTTTGAATAAATTTGATTACCGTACCAATGCTCTATTGAATCAGTGTCAATGACTGAACTAAAAATATCAGACACTGTAGTATCCGGCGTTACTTGATGCCCAACTGGAGTTGAGTAAGTACAGCTAACAATTGAAAACATTAGCATTAATATTGATATGCACACTAAATGCAAAATAATAAGCTCTTTAAACCATTGCCATTTCATCGCATCGTTACCTTGTTGTCTACCAATTTGTGTTTCACTATATCAATGCGACCATGGGTATGGCATTCTTTTTGCTTGCAAGTATTAACGTAAGCATTTTCAATGGTTGAAAAGCTATCTGACTTTTGAGTAATGATGCCATCTACCCACAAAAAGTATTTCTTTGTTTTTGGATACTCTAATGGTGTCATTGTTCCATCAGCCATCATCACCATTTTAGTCATACCCGGCTTAGTGTTTTTATGAATCACTATATCCATATTTTTAGTGCAACGCCTTACGATCATTTTAAACTTTGCCTCAATTTTTCAACATACGCAGCCTTACCAGTATTAAGCTGATCTGCTACAAATGCGTTTGTGTTTAGTTTCTTTTGTATATCATCAATATGAGCAACCATCATTTTTTGCTCATCGTTGAAATCTTCAAATTCGTAGTCTTTTCCATCGAAATTGACTTTTGGCTGATCTGTTTTATTTTTAGCCATTTGTTCTCCTGTTTATTTTTTATGTTAAACTATCTTGATATGCTTTTTTTACTGCATTAGTCCAAAGTGAATTAGCTAATGCTTTTACTTCATCTGACTCGTTAGAAATATCAGCATCTGGCATCAATGACCTTCTATGATATTTATAAGATAATTCTTCACCATCTTCCAGTACTGCTATTCTTTCTCTAATTTGAATACATTTATAGTCACCTCTGACCTCATAATCAAAAGTTGATTCTTTACTTAGTGCCATTTTTACTCCTTTTTATTTGCCTAATTATCCAATTAAGCTACTTTGTACGTTACTGAAAAACTTATTATTCCATCAGCACTCCACTCATCTCTAGTCAATGTTGTATATTCATTCTCATTTCTTTCAAGAAGATAAACTTTTGTAGTATTTGAAATAACTTGTCCGCCTATCTGTTTACCAGATGCGATATTTAAATTATAATGCTCTCCAATCGCCAATCCACTTCTACCGGCAAGATTATTCATAACTGTAAAAGGAAGTGAGTGTATTCCAATGTGTACATTAGTAGCACTACCAACAGCAGTAGTTGCTACATAAGCTGTGCAAGTAACTAAATCACCAATCTTTGTATATCTCCCGATATTATCTGAAGACATAGTCATAGCATTACCCGGTGTGTTATATTCAGCAACTGAGGGAGTCCAACTGCCAGATTCGAAATCATCTAAGGTATTGCCGTCTGAACTAGCGTTCTGAGTGGCTGGAAATTTTAATTGACCTTGGTCAAGTTGAACAACTCCAGCTTGGGTAATATTTATTACATCAGTTGTGTTGTAGCCTAGTGCAAAATTTTGATTAGATTCAAGATACCACCCATCAGTAGCTTCATTGTCTTTTAATCTGATTTGTGAAACTGCGGTATTGCCATTTCCTATATCAACTTTTGTTGTGTTTGCAGATATAGTTGGATTTGATCCAATTCCAAAAGAATTTGCGGTTGCATCGTGTACTCCAATAGTAGAAGCACCATCATCTTCTATTCTTAAATATTCAGTATAATTTCCACTTGAATTTCTTACCTTTACTTGAAACTCGCCTTGATTTGCACCTCTTGATGTTCCTATTAAATCAACTAAGTTTTTCTCATTCCCAGCAGAGTCTTTACCTTGCAGCCTGACCCTTGCCCCACTTGCCCCAGCCGAGTATGATTGAGAATCATATAGGTTTAATACAAGTGCAGATGCTTCATGCCTAACTGTTCCAGTTGTATGCAATTGATAGCTTGGGTCACTCAAGCCTACCCCAAAATTTGCCCCCAGAACTGATATATCTCCAGCTCCATCAAATTCAATTCTTTCTGCATCATCAGCTATTCCAATAGAAGTATCATCACCCATTATAATATTTGCACTAAACTGAACATTACCAGTCTGATAAATCCTCATACGCTCAGTTGTACTACCGCTATTTCTTGTTTTAAATATTAAATTACCTTCATTTGCTGAGCCTGTTGATACTCCTTGAATTTCTGCAAATGTTTGTAAAGACTCACCAGTCTGTTTTCCTTGAAAATACATTGACGGGCCAGTTCCAGATGAAAAAGCACTTGTATCTTCTAAAACTAATTCTGGAGTATCAGCGGCAATTCTTACTGTTTGCCCAAAAACATGAAGGTCGGCTGTTGGTGTACCATTTATTCCAATAGCACCACTAACAATTAAGTCATCACCAGACTCATCCCACAACATATACTTGCCAGAAGTAGCACCAAAAAACTTAACATCTTGCCCTGTGTCATCAACTCCAACAGTTAAAGTACCAGTAAAAGTTTTATTTCCAGTAAATGTTTGAGTCCCAGATAAATGAGCAGTGTCAGTATCTAAATAAGCTGATGCAATTACATCTCCTGTCCATGTTGCATTGGTGATTGAGCCAGAAATGTCAACATCACCATCAATATCAACTGCATCTAGGTTTGTAGTTCCATCTACATCTAAATTATTAGCTATGGCTACATTACCAGATGCGTCAATAGTCATTCTAGTAGCGGCACCAGTTTCAAATTCTAAACCTCTATAAGTTCCAGTCCCTCCCTTATAAACAGATATTCTACCATTAGAGCCACTTGGTTTGTCAATTCTAAGCACTTCATAATTACTACCAAAAGGGTCATCAGACCAGACATAAAAACTTCCAGAACCATTTGTAATTGATAAAGACTCTTGAACTTTTACAAGTCCATCTGCTACGTCTAAAGCAACCGCACCATCAGTTCCTGTTATAGTTAATTTTTCTTCACTCGCATCCCATACAAGCGAATCTCCAGAAGTAGCTGAGTAAAAAGTTACATCTTGACCAGAACCATCTGTGCCTACTGTAAATGTTCCATCTAACTGTACATTTCCATCAATGTCAACCGCATCTAAATTAGTAGTTCCATTGACATCTATATCGCCTTCAATATCTACATTATCAGCTACTACTAAATTACCATCTGCTACATCCAATGCTGTTTGTCCATTAGTTCCAGTAATGGTTAGCTTTTCAGCACTCGCATCCCATACAAGCGAATCTCCAGCAGTAGCTGAATAAAATGTAACATCTTTTCCACTACCATCTGCTCCAACAGTTACATTTCCTAAGAAAGTAGCGTTACCATCAGTACTGCTTAAATTAAGTGCTTCAACATAACTTGCTCCATCGCCAGAAGTATACATTCTAATCTGTCTTTGCGATTTTAAGTCAATAGACCTATCACCTAATGCTTGTAATTCAGTATAACCATTTGAATTGACACTAAGTTGTCCACTATAACTACTGTCTTTTATTTTTAATTTAACATCTACACCAAGCTCAACTTCTGAATTAGTTGTATCAACTTTTAGTACATCTGTTCCATCAGCTTTTTCAACCAACAATGCTGAAGTGTTTGTGACTTTAATCTGCTGCGTACCTTCAATAATTTCATCAAACGATAAACTACCGCCACCAGATACTTGTAAGTCACCAGTGATGACTAGATCGCCATCTATTGTACCGCCATTACCTAAATCTTGTGGATTAGAACTGCCAAAACTTAACATGTTATATCTCCACAATTCGTACAGCGCCAGTTGTTGTGCTGGTGCTGTTGTAATTAAAATAAATCGTGTTGCCCATTCCACGCGGCGCAGCTAAAAAAATCAAAGTATTTTTTGGAATTAATAAGTCGTTAGATGCGTTTACGTTTGTTTCACTTGTGGTAAAATTGAAATAAATTTCTACCGCTGAATAAACACCAATTGTGCCAGTATTTGATTTAATTAATTTGTGAGTAGTGTTAGCAACATCCGCGGAGCTGCCAGCTGTGCCAGCTGATGATACCGTCCATGTTCCACCGACGGTTGAGTTTAGTGCTTCTTGCACTGATAATGTATGTAGGTCTGCCATTTTTCTTCCTCTCTAAGCTTGGCCAGCGTGAACGAGCTTTAGCTTAAATTATTTTTTCTTTTTGGTTACTTTTTTCACTGCTTTCTTAACAGCCTTTTTTACAGATTTTTTAGGCTTGGCGTATGCACTATGATTATTTTCGCTCATAACTCTCACATAGCCATTACGCTGCATTGATTCTAGTTTTTCTGGATGTTTTTCAATGATTTCATCCTCAATTCTTTCCATGCGCCCGGTTAGTCGTTGTAGCCAATACTGTATCATATTTATTCTCCATTGTGGGGGTGGCGTAAACCACCACCCCCATTACAGTGTAAAGATTAATCTACGTTTCTAATCTTTATTCCTTTTTTGTTGTCTGTGTCGTCAATCCGCGCAACTCCATACAAAAAATCGGAGACCACCTTTGTGCCTAAAGCATCTATGCTATATTCCGATTGAATCCTAACTTCTGACTGCGCTGCAAATGCCACCGCTGAACGATGAAAAATTGCTCCACTGATTGTGTTTTGATTTCCACCAGTACCAAACGTATTGGACATATAAACATCGATTCCATAAAGCGATCCAACCATTCCGCTGCGTAAACCCCTGTTGCCTTCACCAACAGCATCATTTCTAATGAAATACTGCGCAATTCCAGCAGCTGGGTTTAAAATATCAGCCATAAGCGTTGGGTTGACAACCATAGATACATCTCCATCCATATAAGGAATGTCATTTTCACCAAGTGTTGCTAAAGCTTCTTCAAACTTTGCAGCTGTAAGTGTATCATCAGCAGAAAGATTTAAAGAATCTTCTAAGCTAGAAAGCTCAGTGTAAATGTCTGCATCAACTTGTCTCGCCAAAGCTTCACCCATCATTTGTGAGTACTTAGCAACCATATCCGCGTTGGATTGAATTTCAAGCACATCTTCAAAAAGTTTGGCGACGAATTTGTGTTTATTCACTGTTAGCGTAGTTTCAGTCGTCACAGTTGCATCGTAAGAAACGTCATTTCCAGCAGTTTTGTCACTTGCGCTTATTAAACTCATTTCGGGGATGTGCAATACATCTCCAAAACCAGCTGCGCCAAATATTGAACTGTAATCATCAACCAATCCCCTAAGAACAGTTGACCTAGAGAAGAACTTGAATATACCCTCTTGCCAAATTTCTGGAATAAAATGTTGATCTGTTGTGGTAGTACTTGCGCTACCTTGATAACCTTTAGCCATGTTAGCTCCTCATTTTAATTTCTATATTTATTTAAAATAGATGACCAGTGCTTGCGCCTTTCTTCCGGAGACATATCCCATGCATTTTTATCTATTTGCGCGACTGGACTAGCACTTGATTCATTAGTGGCAACTTTTTCCGCCGGTGCTGATCGTTTTGCAAATTTTAAAAGCATTTCGGTATCCATACTTTCTGCGAATTCTTTGTCATCATCTGATAAAGATTGCATAGCATCTTCGCGTAAGGCTTGTTCTAAAGCTTTGCCACGATCGGCATAGACTTTAAGTTCCGCAAGTTCCCCAGCGCGATTCTCAGCAAGAGTTTTCCACTCTTCATTTTCGCTGAGTTTCGCATCTGCCAAGTCTTTTAATTTGGTTTCTGCGTCTGCTAGTGCTTTCTCACTTTTTTGTGCGCGTGATCTATATCGTTTCGCATCTGCGATAAGCTGGCCAGCGTCTGCGCTAGAGCTGGTAGTTTCGTTCTCCTCAACTGGAGCAGTTGGCTCATTCTGAGCCTGTGTTTCTTCTGACATCTGTCAATTCCTCTTTAGACTTTGTATACGACTACGACTTGGTCTTTATTAAGTTTTTTTATGTTGCGCGAAATCACATTCACAAAAGTTTTCCCAATCTCCGCTTCAACGCGTTTACCTACTTTTTGATTTGCAGCTACTAGGCGTTTACTTTTCTTAGGCTTTACCACTGTTTTGCGCCTTCTACCAGACTTTGCGCGAGTTCTTCTTGTGCCGAATCGGCCTAAATTATTTGCAATCATTTTCTTAGCTTGCTCTTGATTTTCTATGCCGTATTCAATGAGCAATTCACCGCCAACCCTTGATTTTATAAATTTAAATTCTTTAAGCATCTGGCCAGTTAACGTAAGGTTGGGCCGATCTACTTTGCGGCTGATTTGATTTTTTGCAGCTTGCCCAGCTGCTTTTGCGATTGCATATTTTTCAGTATAATCATCAAAAGGTTTATTATTTGCGTCAATGCCTTTTAAAATCTGTTTCTTGTGAGCCATAGCAATATTAGATCCGCCAATGCGCGCATCATTGCTGGTAAACTTTAACAGTCTGTTAATATCAAGTGTCTTTACGGTTGCCATAATATTCTTGTATTGTGATTGGTTTTTTATACCTTTTTGCGTCTTTTAATTCTTTGATGCGCCTACGCGCTTCGTTTCGATGTCTCACTAATACTTTATCCGGTGACATTTTTCCCCAGTGATGACGACAGCGCGGCCCACCTCGATCAATAAAAGCGCCGGGAAACCGCGCATCTATTTCAGCTTTAGTGTATGGCATACCAGCAAGAATTTCGCGGCATAATGGACGCGTTCTTTCATCCATAGGGCCAATATAAAAATATTTCATAGTCGCTGGTTGATCTGCGCTCATAATATGAGACACTGACTGTTGATAGTCTGCTAGGCCGGTTTCAATTATTAAACTGACACTGGCTTTATTTGTGCCTACGCGCCGCGTAATTGCTTCTTTAATCTGATCGCGCGTCTGGCCACCGACCACACCTTTGGATATTTCATCGCGCACTATTGTGCCAACATGACCGGTATAATTGGTTATTGTGCTTCTTTGTAAACTCTGGAGAGCCAAGAGTTGTTCTTCTGTTGCACCCCCAAAAAACGGCATATCAGAAAGAACATTTTCTGTTGCAACCATGTAGGAACTGATCCCGGCAGATGCGCCCAGATCTTCAATAAAGTAGGTCGCAAGATCAATACCAGCGAGAAGTGCAAGTATTTCAAGTGTTGACAAACCTTCATTTTCCATTTCTTCAACATCGTTTAAAAACTCCTCTGTTGAATTATCTAGACTATTGACAAAACCATCTACAGCGTCATCAAATGTTGCCATATTTAACTTTGTAGTCTATTTAGTAATCTATTTACTGGTGGGGTGGCTTCGTCGGCATCGTTTTGTATTTGTTTAAATTCTTCTAGTTGCGCTTGATTATAATCTACATTTGTAGCTTTAAAAAAGTCTTCTTTGGTGGCAAGGTTGTTATCAAATCTCCACTGCCAGTATTGTACTTCATCTTGCACAGTCATTATCTGGTGATCTGGCTCAACAAAGTCAACACTATAATCGGGGTCAAGTTTTACGCCAGTTTGCACCTCGATAATTTTACGGTCTACCTCGTATCGCTCCAGCTCAAAGGGCCGCCATGTGTCTTCTAAACTAGCTGCGCGCTCATCAGTTAGCTCAATATCTTGCAGTTTTAAACTAGCTGCGCTGGGTGAATTTCCTTTTGCGTCCAAAAACTTTACTCGGATATGATTATTCTGCAATGTTGCTTCTGTCATAAAGCGTAACGATTGAATAATTGCATTTAAATCTGCCGTGGGTGACATTATTCCAGCCTTACTATCGTTTGGCAGAAATAATATTTTATCTACACCAAGCTCAACACGGCTTTCAGTATCTATATTTGTAATATAGCGCTGACCAATTGCGCCAAGGCGAACACAGAGAGCCAGTTCAGTCATGCCCACTGATAAACTTAGATCCGCCGTTACAACATCGCTGGCATCGCTTGTAAACCAATCTCTACTGGGGTTTTCCCGATGAGTAAAAACAACAGGAATGACACCATATGGATTTACATCTCGCTCATTAACGCTTTGAACTTCTCCATTGGCATTGATTAAATAATGCTGACCCTCATACCCCGGACGATCTTCAGTCCAAACACTATAGGTTAATTCATTCATGCGCTGGTTTCCATGGTATTGTATCGGAAACATAACACCAAAAGGATCTGGATCACCGCCATCTAAAAATAATGGCTCAAAAAATGGTAACACCTCATGCTCAACGCGCTGTTTGCGCTCATTCCAGCGACATCTATAGGCCATTGTTCCAAGTAAAAAAGTTAAACGCTCCAGCTGCCGGCGAGTAGAATTTAATCCGGCAATATGAACAAAATCTTCATAGCGATCATCAACGTAAGCTCGCGGCGGTCTTTTATACGACAGGCCGCGCAAGGCGCAAACTCTGCGCGTTAAATTTTGACTAAACATAGGCACTTGACGTAAAGACTCAGTGCCAAAATACTTTTCTACATACTGTTGTGAATATCCCTCGTAAAAGTCCAAAAGATACTCTCGATGCTTATTGCGCTCATTTTCAAACGCGCTTAAGGTATCAGATAGACTTTTAACGACTACTTCTTGAGCTAAGTTAGGTATGATCATCTAATTAATCGGTTAATGGGTGACATTACCAAGCAGTTGTACCAGCGCGCTGGTTACGAATTGGATAGTACCCGGTTAAAAAATACCTCAACATATCGCAGCTGTGATCCCACCTACCATCCTTTAATGGCTCTTCGCGCACGCGCTGATCTGCTTTGATTTCTGGATAACGATAATTTTCATAGCTCTGGATAGAATTTTCACATTTTGGATTTATAAAAAAGCTGCAATTACCTTGCGCATCTTCAAAAAAGCGCCGTACATGTGCTACGCCAGACACTATGTTTCTGGAGATCTTATCGCGCCTAACATCTACTTTTAAAGAATGACGCTTAAACACTTCTATATCACTGATTCCAGATTGCAAGTTTGTTCCAGCGCCAGCTGGGTCACCCCATAAGCGTACAAATGTGTATGGCAGTGAGTTGATCTTATTTGCCAGTTCACTGGTTTTAGTGTTCTCGCAGCAGATTTCATCTATCTGGTAGATTGTAGGTAATCCAGATTTATTAATCTTGGTTTGGAAGACTCCAAAAGCGCTTCGTCTGTATCCCCAGTCAATCGAACCGTAAACTGGCAAGCTGGGGTCATATTTGACGCTTGCGTCAACTTGTTTGAGATAGTCAAAATTATACACTTTTCCAGAGTAGCTTTGGAAACTTGCTTCGATTTCTTGGAGATATGTTTCACGAGTCATTGTCCTTTGTAGTTCTTCCACATCGTCCTTAAAGTACGGTGAGGATGTTGATGGAAATGTCCAGCTCTCCCATTCGGGAAACTGTTCAGATTGTCCGCGCGTATTTACCATTTCTTCCCAGAAATTGAACCCTCTGGGCGTGGAACAGAACAATACCCAGCCTTGTCGGTCGGCCAGCGTAGGGCGCAAATACATTTCGTATGTGCTGCGTGGGATAAGAGCCATTTCGTCAATAATAAGATAGTCTACGCCGGTTTTAATAGTTGAATAGGTTGCCCTATTCAGCCATCGCCTATGAGTGAATCTGGAGAATCCGCTGATTTAACAACCAGCTCTGAATTTAGTCCAGCGAGCCTTAATAAATATAAATCTCCGCTAATTTCTTTTTTAGCAGACACTGGTAGTTTGAGATTTACCAGCACCATGCGCTTTACTTCTCTGGCTACTTTTTGCGCGAGAGAGTAATTAGGCGCAACGATCCAGCCGCGCGTGTTTGGAGTTAAGAGCCACGGCATGACCTCATGCGCAGCTAAGTAAGATTTGCCAGCTCTACGGCCGAAATTTACGCAGCGGTAGCGAGCTGGGGAATCATGCACTAGCCTTTGTTGTGGGGTCGGTTGATACCCCAAGAGATTCCATAGCTTTTGCTTGTTCAGTATTTGCTTGATCAAGTGGATTATCCTCAAATCCGCACTCTTTTAAAAGCGCTTCTAGGTTTCCAGTTAGGTCAACGGCTGTTTTATCGGACATTCCGAGGTAGTTTTTTGCTAGAAATATGGTGCAAGCGGTGTTTTTTTCCACTAGTGACATTTTAAGTAGGTTCTGGCGCAGTTTTAATTTTACATCTTCCAGACCGCCTTCATAATCTGCGCGGAAACGCTTGCGGATCACTGATTCAGATACTTGGAAATACTTAGCGATGTCAAGGATGGTGCAACCAAAACTGGCCAACATGCGGACTTGATCGCCGTCAATGTCTTTGCGCTTATTGTGAGGTTCTGTTCCTTTCTTCGCCATACTTATACTTCAGGTGGTGACATAATGATTTTCGCGCATTTAGATAGCGCTCTGGCCCAGTAGACCCTAGCGCTGGAGCGGCTGATCTTTAACGCTCGCGCAATGTGCGTGCATTCATGGCCTTTAAGCTTCATTTCAAACACTGTTTTTTCACGCTTTGATAAATCGTCATAGATCTGGTGAGCTGCCAGCTGGAGGTAGCGCAAGTCGGGGGCGATAAACGCGCTGGTGAAGATCGCTAGTTTTTCTGCGTATTCTTCACTTTGAGTGATTGCGCGCTCTAACCGTTCCGCATCTAAATCGGTTAAAGTGTACCAGTCTGATTCCATATAGTTACCAAAAAGTAACACATAAAGTGTTCACAAAAAAGGGCCAGAAAATTCTAACAGTGACGTACCCGGATCGCATTTTGGGGCCTTGGTGTAGGGGTTATTCGGATACCTTGGCCGACTTGTTTGTGTCGACAAAATTTAACCGGATCACAACCGGCACAAATTCCGCGCAAATAATCGCGGCCGGTAGCTAACTATTTTGGCGCGATCACTAAAAGAATTATTGTGTATTTTGTGTGGTTTTTATGTTCACATTAGCTATTGACACATATATATATAACAAACTATTTTAAAAATAAAAGCCGCGGCGCGGTAGCCGACGGCGCAAATAAACAACAACAAGGAAAACACAACATGGAACAAACAAAATACTACATTTTAGCAATTGATTACGGCAGCGGTTACGGTGTCGAATTCGGCAGCTTTAAGTTGGCGGAGGTTATAGAAGAAAACAAATTTCAAAAGCTAGGCCACCAGCTTTGGCCGGTAGATAAATGTTTTAAATCTCGCATAATTAAAACTATTGAAAACCAAGCCGCAATTAATGCCGAAATAAACAAACTTAACAACAACACTAAATAACAAGGAAAAAACAAGATGAATAATAAACTAATGGAAACAATAAAAAAGCTACTCACACATTCGGAGAGCGCCGCGCAAATAGGCAACCAAGCGGAAGCCGCGGCATTTATGAACAAAGTAAATAAGCTAACCTTAAAACATAAAATAAGTTTAGCAGAGGTCAACACATTTGACCCAAATAATACCGACGATTCAATACAATCCGATATGGTTGATTATATAGAACATGGATTACCGGAATTACGGCGCGCTGCTAAGTATGTTTGGGATCTTGCGCGAGTTATAGCTTACGCAAACAATTGCCGGCATTTGGTTATGACGGGATCTAATAATATATGGTTTTGCGGCCGCTCCAGTGATCGCGAAATAGCGGCCCATATGTTTGTGATCGCTTACCGTACATTGTTAACCGATTGCGTTACAGAATACCGGAAAGCGGACGCAAACGCGCGCCGGCTTGGCCAGCGCTCCGAAATGATGGCCGGTTGGCGCAATTCGTTCCGCGAGGGTTTTGTTTATGCAATATGGAACCGGTTAGAAGAAAGCCGAGAAGAAATGAAAAAAACAACCACGCCGGAAACTTTCGCACTAGTTACCACTAATCAACTAGTAGCGGTAAATAATTATATGGAAAAATACACCGGACGCGCTCGCGGTCTAAGCGGATCTAGATCTAACAATGAATACGGCAGCCGGGCTGGCAAGGCAAGCGGTAATAATTGCAGCCTATCCGGCGGCGCAATTAATGGCGGCAGCACTAAACAACTAACTAACTAAACAAGGAAATCACACAATGAAAACACTAATAAATATTATTTATTTAACAATAAAAGTACTATTTCACGGCCTAGCCGTATTATGCACTAGTACAATTATTAAACTAATAAAATGGAGCAAATAAACCATGAAAACCACAAAAACAAAAGACAACAAACAAACCACAATTAGCCGCGCTTTTTTAGTGCGGCTTTTAAATCAAATACAAGCCGCGGATTTTACTAAAAAATCAATTTGCGCGGCTTTAGATCTCATAAAAAACCAAGCCGCCCAGCTAAATAAAATAAGCTGGTATATATACGCGGATCGGGTCGCGGTATGGCTGGAAAATGTTAACAACCGGCCACCGCTTACTATGTTTAAAATCGGTAATTCTAAATTACCGTTTTTAAGTTGGTCTACATTGCCGGGTATCAACTGCCCCGGCGCGGCGGAATGCTGGGCCGCTGGCCTTGGTTGGTGTTATAGCTTAAAAGCTTGGCGCTACCCGGCGGCATTTTTTAGGCAACTACAAAATACAATCCTAGAGCGCGGTGAATTCGGCCGGGCGATCATAGCGCAAGAAATTGCGCGCATATTAGAATCGTCCGAATTCCGAGATCTTAAAACGGTTACCTTGCGCTTGTATGTCGATGGCGATTTTAACAGCCTTAAAACGCTCAAATTTTGGCTAAAAATCGCGGAAAACAATCCAAGACTAAGAATATACGGCTACAGCAAATCCTTGCCGTTTTTTACGCAATTAATCGCCAGCGGTTATAAGTTTCCGAAAAACTATGTTTTAAATCTAAGTAATGGCGGCCGCTACTTTAACAGCGCGCATTATCACCAGCTTAAAAACTACCGCGATGATAAAGGCGAAACATTCGTCCGCGGTGATTTTTTAGCGGTAAAAGTAGATACCAGCGGAATTAATAGCGCAATCAATAGAACAAAAGCAGAGCGCAAACAATTGCGCTTACAATTTCCCGGCGAAAAGATCTTTATTTGTCCGGGTCTTTGCGGCGAATGCACTAATATAAAAGAGACACCGCATGCTTGCGGAAATAACAAGGAATTCGCCAATACTAAAATTGTAATTCCGGTACACTAAATATGGATTCAATAAACAAAATAATGGCCGTTTTTTACGATGTGTTATTAGTTACATATTTTATAATACTTAATTACACAGCTTGGAAAATATGGCCACCTAAAAAACGTAAAAAATAAACACTAACCACACACAAAAAAGAGCCGCTATTTCAGCGGCTTTTTTTTTGCCTAGTATTATATCAATAAATATATAGATCTCGCCATATGCGCGATTTTAGGGCCTAAAAATATTAAACTATTTGCAC